ACTGGGCACAGGGAACAAGATATGAAATGTATCGTCATGATTATAGTATTGCAAATCCTTCACCAATAACTAGTTCCTCAAGATTATATGATGCAAGTTATTATGTAATGAATAAGAACTTCAATGTTTATGTTTGTATTGATAATGGTTCTTCAGGTATTAGTACAACAGGAAATGCATCACAAGATGAACCAGTATTTACAGATATAGAACCATCAAGAGCAGGTGAAAGTGGAGATGGATATATTTGGAAATACCTATTTACAGTTCCACCTAGTGATATAATTAAATTTGACTCAACTGAATATATTTCTGTTCCAAGTGATTGGCCGACTTCAACCACTACTCAGATACAATCTGTTAGAGAAAATGGTGATTCTACTATAAATAATAACCAAATTAAAAAAGTCTACATCGATCAGCAAGGATTTGGATATACTCAGAACCAAACTGGTAAAGAAGTTGATATCATAGGTGATGGCACTGGTGCTAAAGTTGTTATTGATACTGACAGTGAAGGAAAAATTACTAAAACAAATGTTTCCTCTGGTGGACAGGGGTATACTTATGGAATGGTTGATCTAGGAACTTTAGGCACTCCATCAACAAGAGCAAAATTAATTCCAATTATTCCTCCATCAAAAGGACATGGATTTGACTTATACAAAGAATTAGGAACTGATAAACTTTTAGTTTATGCTAGATTTGATGATTCTACCAAAGATTTTCCAACTGATACAAAATTTGCACAAATTAGTATTATAAAAAATCCAACATCAATAGGATCAACTGCTACATTTACAACGAATCAATTCTCATCTGTAAATGCTATAAAAGTGATTTCACCAACAGGAACTCCTACAATTGGTGAAAAAATAGAACAAACAGTAACTGGTGGAACTGCAAAGGGTTATATTGTTTCATATGACACTGATACTAATGTTGTTAAATATTATCAAGATAGATCTTTAGTTTTTAATCAAACTACAGGTGATCAAACTGATTATGTAGGAGTTACAACTAACTCTAAGATGCTAAACTTTGCATCTAGTGCTGATAAGATTATCGCATCAACAAGTGGATTTACAGCATCTGTTGATCAAAACTTTACGGGAATTAGCACAAATCCAACAGGAAACAAAGTAATTTCATTAGGAGTTAATTTTGAATCTGGTCTTGCTAGTCCTGAGATAAATAAAGGGTCAGGTGAAATAATATACTTAGACAATAGACCTTTAATAACTAGGAACTCTAGACAAAAAGAAGACATTAAAATCATCTTGGAATTTTAAGAAATGGCACAAAAAACAAATTTAAATATAAGTCCTTACTACGATGATTTTGATAAAAATGATCAGTTTTATAAAGTTCTTTTCAAACCTGGTTTTCCAGTTCAAGCTAGAGAACTAAGCACTCTTCAATCAATTCTTCAAAATCAAATTGAATCTTTTGGTAGTCACATCTTTAAAGATGGGTCTATGGTCATACCTGGTAATATAAATTTTGATGCTCAATATCATTCAGTTAAAATAGATGAAGAACATTTAGGTATTCCAGTTTCATTATATTTACAGCAGTTAGTAGGATTAAGATTAAAAGGACAGACATCAGGAATAATATTAACTATTGATAGTTTTGAATTTGCAAAGAGTAATACAGATATAACAAATTTAACAATATATGTTAAATATTTGGAATCAGGTACTAATAATGAAATATCAAATTTAACTGATGGTGAGGAATTAATAGTCCAAGAGACATTTACATATGGAAATACTGCTATAAATGCAGGAGAAACTGTTATTACCTTAATTGATACAAATGCATCTGCAATAGGTTCTGCTGTTGGTATATCCTCTGGAACTTATTTTATTAGAGGAAATTTTGTAGATGTTGCAACTGATAAGATTGTTTTAGATCCATATTCAAATAATCCTTCATATAGAGTTGGTCTTAATATTGATGAACAGTTAATAAGTGCTAAAGACGACGATTCATTATATGATAATGCAAGAGGTTTCTCTAATTATGCAGCACCAGGTGCAGATCGATTAAAAATTACTACTACTCTAGCTAAAAAGAGTTTAACAGATTTTAATGATACTAATTTTATTGAATTAATAAGATTAGATGATGGTGAAATCAAGAAAATAATTAATAAATCACAATATTCTCTTATCAGAGATTACTTTGCAGAGAGAACATTTGATGAGTCTGGAAATTATACAGTTCAACCATTTGAAGTTCAAGTTGCAAATTCATTAAATGATGGTATATCAAATGAAGGTATTTTTAGATCAAATGAAGTAACAGATCAACAAAATACACCATCTGATGATTTAATGTGTGTTAAAGTGTCTGCTGGAAAAGCATATGTAAAGGGTTATGATATTAATTTAACTGGAACATCAATAATTGATGTAGAAAAACCAAGAGATAAGCAAACAGTCGATTCTTCATTAGTTCCATATCAAATGGGAACTATTTTAAGAGTTAATAATGTTTTTGGAGTTCCTGCACCAAATATTAACGATGATACTAAATTTGTAGAATTATATTCTCAAAGAACTTCCTCAAATACTGCTGGAACAGGTGAATTAGTTGGAAAAGCAAGAGTTTATTCGTTTGCAGTTTCTGATGCATCATATACAGGAGATTCAACTGAGTGGGATTTGCATTTATTTGATATACAAACATTTGCTCGTCTTGTTCTCAACGATACAGTAACTAATGCCGAACTTCCTAATGCATCATATGTAAGAGGTGTAAGTAGTGGTGCAACTGGTTATTCAATTGCAGCTGGTGGTGCTAGTTCAATTGTTAAACTAACTCAAGTTACTGGTGCATTTATTGCTGGTGAACAAATTATTATTAATGAAGATACTGAAATATCAAGATCAATATCAACTGTTAGAACTTTTGGAATACAAGATATCAAATCAGTTTACCAAGATGCATCATCTTTAAGTGGATATGCTGCAGATTTTGTTGCAGATACAATTTTACAAAGAAAAATTCCAACTAGTTTTAGTATTACAGATACTTTAAATATTAATGCTGCTGGTATTGCAACATGTGCAGGTAGAAGTTTTGCTGGTATTAAAACAGATACAATAGTAAGATACCAATTGCCTAGTGAATCAACAGAAAGATTTAATAGAATTGGAGCAGTTGATTCAACTGGATTGTTTATTACATTAGAACCAATTGCTAGTGTTACTGGTATATGTAATGGTGCATTACCAACTGGTGCTACAAAATCAACAACATTTTCATTTGGTGTCCCTAATATTAATTTAAATGAAAATAAAGGTTTATATGCAGAATTGGGTAATAGAAATATATCTGATATTAATTTATCTACTGCAAATCTTGTTGTTGGAAAAAATATAACAGGAGAATCAACTGATGGTTCAGGTGTGTTAACATTTGATCTTGCAGCAAGTGGTATTTCAAGTGCATTTTATGATAGTTTTGATGAAGAGAGATATTCTGTTCATTATTCTAATGGATCAATTGAAACTTTAACTCAAGATCAGTTTGTTTTGGGTGCTAATGGTCAATCTGTAACTATTAATGGACTCACAGCTAGTCAATCAAACGTTGTTGTAAGCACAACTCTTAAAAAACAAGCATTAAAAAGCAAGCAAAAAAATTATCTTAGAAGTCAAAAATTAGAAGTTCTTAAAACTTCTGTTGGAATTAATACATCTCTAACAGGCATGTCTAAAGCAACTGGATATGGTTTAAGGGTTGAAGATAGAGAAATTTCACTTAACTATTGTGATGTAGCAAAAGTTATTGGAATTTTTGAGTCAATTGACACAAATTCACCTACACTCGATAAATTAACTTTTCCTAATGGATTAAGTTTGAACACTACGGCAATATTAGGTGAAAAAATTGTAGGAGATAGTAGTGATGCTGTAGCACAAATAACTAGTTTAGTTTCTGCAACCGAAGTAGAAATAGTATATTTAACCCCTACTAAATTTACAATTGGTGAAATAGTTAATTTTGATGAGTCTAGTATATCCACAACTTTACAGTTAATTACAATTGGAACTAATTTAAACATTACCAATAGATTTGAACTTGATAAAGGACATAGAGAACAGTTCTCTGATATTTCAAGACTTGTAAGAAGAACTAATTTTGCACCTCCAACAAGAAAAGTTTTAATTGTTTATGATAGATATGATGTGCCATCAAATGATAATGGAGATTTTTATACCGTTGCATCATATGATGAGGAAAGATTTGCAAATGATATTCCAATATTAGCAAATGGTTTAAGAGCAACTGATACTATTGATTTTAGACCTAAAGTTGCATATTATTCTGGTGCTGAATCACCTTTTGCATTCCAAAATAGAAGTTTTGGGGGCACTATTAATCCATCATTTATTGTAACTCCAAATGAAAGTTCAATAATAGGATATAATTTCTACTTACCTAGAACTGATAAACTTATATTAGATACACTTGGAAATTTAGCAGTTATTAAAGGAACATCATCAACAGAACCAGTTGTTCCACCAACGATTGAAAATGCAATGGAAATTGCAACAATAAGACTACCTGCATATCTTTATGATCCAGATGATGCAATTATATCTGTAGTTGATAATGTCAGATATACTATGAGAGATATTGGTAGACTTGAAGATAGAATAGATGTTTTAGAAGAAGTTACTTCGTTGAGTTTACTAGAACTTGACACAAAAACTCTACAAGTTCAAGACGCTGATGGTCTCTCTAGATTTAAAACTGGTTTCTTTGTAGATGATTTTAAAGATACAAATCTCTTAGATTTAAATGATCCAGATTGTAAAATTAATGTAGATACTAAAAATAAACAACTTAATGTTCCTTTAGATTTTTGGTCAGTTAAACCAGAATTAGCTTTAAATTTATCAACTAATGTAGATACTGCTGATTTTTCACAAAATATTGAATTATTAGATACAAATGTTAGAAAAACTGGTGATTTAATAACATTAAACTATGAAGAAGTAGATTGGATACAACAACCATTAGCTTCAAGAGTTGAAAATGTGAATCCATTCAACATGGTTAGTTTTAATGGAACAATAGATTTAAAACCATTTACTGATAGTTGGGTAAGAAATATTCAAGTTGATGGTGGTGTTGTCAGAAGAACAGGTGGATTTAATGGATCATTTATTGATACTATAAAATCAAGTAGTGTACCTGATACACATATACGTTCTAGAAACGTTGCTTTTACAGCAAATTCATTAAGACCAGTTGCTAGATTTTATCCATTCTTTGATAGTTCTAGTGGTATAGATCTTGTACCAAAATTACTTGAAATATCCATGACAAATGGAATATTTACAAAAGGTGAAACTGTAGAGGCAGTAGATCCAAGTGGTAATCGTGTTGCGATATTCAGAATTGCACAACCAGATCATAAGTTGGGTGATACTAATTCACCGTCAGAGACATTTAATGCAAATCCATATGATACTTCATTAAGTTTAGGAACTAATTATTCAGCATCATCAACAGTTTTAAATGTTGATATTCTTTCACTTGCCGATGAAGCACAGGGTAGATTTTATGGTTATATTCCAACTAATGGAACAATTTTATTAGGTCAAAGTAGTGGAGCACAAGCAAATGTAACTAATGTAAGATTGGTTGCAGATACTTATGGTGATCTTTATGGATCATTCTTCTTTAGAGATCCATTAGCAACTCCTCCACCACCATTAAGATTTAGAACTGGTACAAGTTCATTTAAATTAACTTCAAGTGCAGAAAATGCAGAACCATTACCTGGAAGTTTATTAATTAGTAGTGGAGAGACAACCTACAGAGCAACTGGTATAGTTGAAGAATATACTAATACTTTAGTGATTGTTAGAAGGCCACCACCACCTCCAGCAAGGTTGGACCCTCTTGCACAATCATTTACAACTGATGAAACTGGTGGATTTATAACTGCAGTTGATTTATTCTTTGGTAATAAAGATCCAAACGAAAAATTAACTGTTGAAATAAGAACTATGGAGTTAGGAACTCCAACAAATCAAGTTGTTCAGGATTATGCTCGTGTTGTTTTAAATCCAAATGATATTAATGTTTCAAATAACGCAGAGGTTGCTACGAAAGTAACATTCCCATCCCCTGTGTATTTGGAAGCTAGCACTGAATATTGTATAGTTTTACTTGCTCCAACAACAAATAATTATGAAGCATGGATTGCTCAAATGGGTGAAAGAACCGTTAATACACAGAGTTTACCTGATGCAGAATCTGTAATTGTTACTCGTCAGTATGTTGGTGGAAGTTTATTTAAATCTCAAAACGGAACCATATGGTCTCCATCTCAATTTGAAGATCTTAAATTCAAATTATATAAAGCAAGATTTGCATCAACACCAGGATCTGTATTCTTCTACAATCCTAAGTTAGAAACTAATAATGGAATAATTCAAAGATTACTTCCAAATTCTATTAAAACATTACCAAGAAAATTGAAAGTTGGTATTACAACTACAACTCATGCACAGACTATTGCGAAAATGACTCTAGGTGTTCAGGTAAGTGATTCTACATCTGCGACTGCGATTCAAGGTTATATTGAACAGGTCGGTGGTCCAATTAACACATTTTCAATAACAACTGCAGGTACAGGATTTAAAGCAAGTCAAACTTACAATAATATTCCTTTATATGCTATCACTGGAAGGGGTACTGGTGCCACTGCAACAGTTGCAACAAACAGTTCAGGCAATGTGTCCTCAATTAGTTTAACAAGTAATACAGGTGGTTCTGGATATGTTGTAGGTGACGTTCTAGGAATTACCACAAGTAATGTAATTAAAGGTGCTAACGCTGAAATTACAGTTACTGCATTGAACGGAAGAAGCACTTTATACTTGAATAATGTTCAGGGTGAAGAATTTACAACAGGACAGGCACTTGTTGTTTATGAAGGAAGCACTGCAACATCTTATGGTAGTACAACAATTACTTCATCTGGTATATTTGATGAAAAATATGCAGGTAACGTTCTTGAAGTTGACCATTATAATCATGGTATGCAATCTGATACTAATTTAGTAAGTCTTGCAAATATTGAACCAGACACAGCACCTGTTCTTCTTACTGATTCTTTAGCAGTTGATGACCAAGTTATCTCAGTTGCAAGTACAACTCAATATGCAACATTTAATGGAATATCAACCTCTAGAGGATTTGTTAAAATTAACAGTGAAATTATTTACTATGATAGTATTGGAGTAAATCAATTAGGTATTGGAACAAGAGGTATTGATGGAACTGTTGTTAGATCCCATAATGTGAATGATATTTCACGTAAATACGAACTTAATGGAATTGATCTAACAAAGATTAATACAGATCATAATATGTCAAGTAATACTACTTTAAGTAATTTACGAGATATTGATTCATATTATCTTGAAATTAATAGAGGTAGTTTAACAACTGGTGATGATCAAGTCAGTTTTGTTAAAGAGCAGAATGTGGGTGGAGAAGATATCTTTGCTTCACAAAATTATCAATTTGATAAAGTCGTACCGTTATTCAACGTATTAACACCAAGTGATAATACAACACTTGAAGCTAGAGTAAGAACTGTATCTGGAACAAGTGCAGGTGGTGGAGAGGTTTCATTTATTGATAAGGGATATGAATCAATAACTCTTAATCAACCAAACAATTTAGATACACCAAGATTAGTTTGTTCTCGAATTAATGAAACAACAAGATTAACTGGTTTACCATTAAATCGTTCATTTACTCTGGGTGTAAGAATGGAAAGTACTGATCCTAATTTATCCCCAGTCTTAGATACTTTAAACAGTACTATTGTTTATCAAAGATCAAGACTTAATAGTCCTGTTGCAGATTATACAAAAGATGGAAGTTCTGAGAAGACATCTGGTGATCCACATTCAGCAATTTACATTAGTAATAGAATTGATCTTAAGAATCCAGCAACCTCACTTAAAGTATTAGTTGCTGCTTATCGTGACACATCAGCAGACTTTAGAGTTCTTTATCAACTATTCAGAGAGGATGGTACTGATACTGAATTAACATACAATTTGTTTCCTGGATTTGATAATCTTACGGATACAGATGGAGATGGTTTTGGTGATACAGTTATTGATCTTGCAAAGAATAGTGGTAGACCAGATGCTTTTGTACCTGGCAGTAATCTTGATGAGTTTAGAGATTATCAATTCAGTGTTGATGATTTATCTGAATTTACTGGATTCAAAATTAAAATTGTATGTAGTGGAACTAATGAAGCTCGTGCACCTAAATTCAAAGACTTTAGAGCTATCGCATTAGCATGATACCTGTAGAAGGACATAAAAATTTATATCGAGATGAAAAATCTGGGGCTATCATAAGCACTGATAGTCATGGATTTTCTCAATATAAAAAGTCAAAAAATTTAAAATTAACACAAAAAGAAGAAATTGATAAGATGAAAGAGGATATTGAAGAGATTAAATATCTACTTCAACAAATAGCATCAAAATAGACGGGTTACTGGAAATATAAATATATCTAGAATCCTGATATTGTTTTTAAATGGCAG